ACAAAATGGAAAAGGATTGAATATGTCTGAAAATTGGGTACAAGATATTAATGATATGCACCGCAAGTTTGGAGTCCATGAATGGGTTAATGAACGCGTGCAGTTAGGTGATAAAGAAAAACTTGAAAAGTTCCTTGAGTTTCGTCTTAAGTTTCTAGAAGAAGAACTTAATGAAACACGAGCCGCAGCTCTAATCGATAAGAATCCAGAAGAAATTGTTGATGGATTGATTGATCTATGTGTTGTTGCCATCGGTACGATGGATGCCTTTGGTATCGATGCACAAAAAGCTTGGGATGAAATACATAATGCAAACATGTCTAAAGAACCCGGTGTTAAAGAATCCCGTCCCAACCCACTCGGCTTGCCAGATCTTATCAAGCCAGAAGGATGGAAAGGACCGAGCCACCGTGAGAACCATGGGTATCTCCGTCACGCTGTTTAAAAGCGTATTCGATAATAAAACACACGAACGTATGGACTTCAAAAGTTTTCATTCGTTCGAAAGTGCTTTGTATCAATTGGCTGAACGTCCATTTGCATCGAAGAAAGATGCAGTCCTTATGTCTCCAGCAACATACCTGCCAGACACAACACGTGCTAATCGCAACGTAGTCGAATGGTCAGGTTGGTGTGCTGTTGACGTTGATGATTTTGAATTTACTGGTAAACTAAAAGATGTACTTGCCGAAAGGTTTGAAAAGTATCATTACATTTGTTACAGCACAGCCAGTAGCACAAAGGATAATCCAAAGTTTAGGTTAGTCTTTCCTCTTACTGATTCTGTACCTGTTGACAGTATCAAACACTTTTGGTTTGCATTGAATAGTGAACTCGGCGATCTTGCGGACAAGCAAACTAAAGATCTTAGTCGAATGTATTATGTTCCGGGTCAATATGCTAATGCCTATAACTTTATATTCAACCATATTGGTGAATACATGGATCCTATTGCTCTTATGAAGAAGTGGCCTTATGCGGAAAAAGCAAACCTCAATAACTTCTTTGATCGATTGCCAGAAGAAATGCAAAAGCAAATCATCGAACATCGTAAAGCAAAGCTCGATAATACAAACATAACTTGGACATCTTATCGCGATTGTCCATTCTTTCCTCGCCAACTTGAAGCTCAATATCGAGTCATAAATAAAACAGGTTGGTATCATAAAATGTATCAGATCATGGTGGCACTTGCTGGTAATGCTGTAAAGCGAAAGTATCCAATCACTGCCGCAGAAATATCTAAGTTATGTCGTGAATTTGATATGGAAACTGGCAATTGGTATGAGAACAGGCCAATGGATAAGGAGGCCGACCGTGCACTCGAATATGTCTACAAGAACCTATGATATTTTTAATATGGACATGAGCTTTAGCATTGATGAAATTCAAAGCAAAAGCGAATGGTCCGAAAGAGCCATGAATGAAGCAAAGCAAATACACAGCAAAAAGTCAACAGCTCGTGGTAGAAACTTAAATGAGATCTATGAAGCTTGTCTATACGGCCACGCGGCAGAGCAATATCTAATTGAAACTGGATGGGAAGATGACACAAGAAAATATAAAGATGTCATTGATCCTCAAGGTGATCATGTTGAAATTAAAGTAACTGAACATATAGGTAACATACCATACGTATTAGCAAGATGCCAAACGGCTAGACTTGAAACGTGGAGAAACTATCCAGACATTGTCTATATTTTTATTAATGATAGAAAATCTAAAGAATATTTTCATGAAGGAACTTACGTATGGAATGAAAAAAAGTATGTACTTTTGCCATGAACTATGGTATAATATATCTAACAATGGAGTAAGGTATGAAAGAATCTCTAAAATTTCTTCAGCGCTGTGCTGAAATACAAGTCAAAAAATCTAACGATTATCAGAATCCTAATTCACGTGTAAAGCAGGCTGATTACTATCCACGTGGTTGTGCTACTCTACTCGATACAATGTATGCTAAAGTTCTTCGTATGCAGTCTGTACTCGAAGCTATGGAACATGATCCTAACTATGAACAAAACTTCGAATCACTCGAAGATTCATGTGTTGATCTGGCCAACTATGCTTCTTTCTTTGCAGCATATATGAATCAAGGTATTGAAGGCCAAGATGGTACTCGTGATATGTTAAACCGACCAGCAAAATTTGAGGTGACCCTTAATGAAACTGACGATTGATGATATTGGTGGTGAAGTCGTAAAAGAAGACGATCGCTACGTAGTTAAAGATAACAAACTACTCAATAATCTTGTAGTTAGCAGCACTAAACTAGAACCAACTAAAAGTACTTCAGGTCATAGCCATGCTGGCCAAGAAGAAGTTTATTATTTTGTCAAAGGTTCTGGTCGTATGGAACTGGACGATAAAAAAATTAATGTTAAAGTCGGTGATGTAGTTCTTATTGAAGATGGTGTATTCCATCGCGTACATGCGGGCCCGTTTGGTTGTTACTTTGTTTGTGTATTTGATGGACGGAGAACACATTGAAACAATACATATTCGATGTAGATGGTACGCTTACTCCTAGTCGTGGTCGAATGGACTATGAATTCAAATCATGGTTCAATACTTTTTGTCTAACTAACAATGTTTATTTAGTAACTGGTAGTGATCGCGATAAGACGTATGAACAAATTGGCGAAACATTTAATATCGTAAAGCGCGTATATAATTGTTCTGGTAGTGAAGTATGGGAAAGAAACGAATGCATATATAGATCACCATGGAAACCAGAACAAGAGTTACTCGACACTTTGAATAAAGTTCTAAATGAAAATCATTACGCAGGTAAAACAGGAAACCATATTGAAGTTAGAACCGGCTTAGTAAATTTTAGTATTGTTGGAAGAAATGCTACAGTTGATCAAAGAAAAATATATGTAGAATGGGACAACAACGTAAATGATAGAAAGTATATCGCCGAAGAACTATCATGCCAATATAGTGACTATGAGTTTAAGATAGCCGGAGAAACAGGAATTGATATTACGCCTCTTGGTAGCACTAAAGCTCAGATCTTAAAAGACTTCGATGATAACGACGAGATTTATTTCTATGGTGACAAATGCAAGCCAGGCGGTAATGACTATGAAATATATAATGCAGTCACAAATGGATATGAAGTTGATAATTGGGAGCATACATGGAATCTACTAAAAAAACTATAGGCTTTACTGCATCTACATTTGATCTATTACATGCTGGTCATATAATGATGTTGAGAGAAGCAAAAGCACAATGTGATTATCTAATCTGTGCCTTACAGGTAGATCCAACACTCGATCGTGCTGAAAAGAATTCACCGGTACAAAGTATTGTAGAAAGACAAGCACAACTTGCTGCAATAAAATATGTCGATGAAGTCATTATTTATTGTACAGAAGCCGATTTACTTGATATAATAAACATGTACCCGATTAATGTTCGTATACTTGGAGAAGAATACAGACAGAAAGATTTTACTGGTAAAGATGAATGTCGTAATCGTGGCATTGAACTTTACTTTAACAAGCGAGATCACAGGTTTTCTACTAGTGATTTAAGAAAGAGAGTATCAAATGCAAATGGGAGTTAAGGATGTCCGAGAACATTTTATTGGAGAACTTGAAAGCAAAGCCTTCACCGTCGACAAAACTGGACAAAACACAATTGAGTTGCTTGGCGCTTCATTTATTGCAGACGAGCCAGCAATCTTCGGAGTTCCAAACGACGAATACATCACCGCTGAATTGGATTGGTACCTTTCTGGTAGTACTAATATTAATGACATTTATCGGTGGCCTCAGTATCCTCCTGATAAACAACCCCCAGCTGCTTGGCAATTTGCTGCAAATGAGCGTGGTGAGATAAATTCTAATTACGGTCGTCTTATTTTCAGTGATATATATTATAGACAGTACGACAATGTTCTTACACAGTTGTTAGAAAATCCTGACTCTCGTAGAGCGTCAATGGTCTACCAAAGACCATCAATATGGGTAGAGTATACTGAAAATGGCAAAGGCGATTTTATCTGTACTAATGCTGTTACTTATTACATTCGCAATGGTGAATTGCAGTGTGTCGTTCAGATGCGATCAAACGATGTCGTGTTCGGATATAAGAATGACTATGCTTGGCAGCTTTATGTTCTAGAAACTCTCGCTAAAGATCTTGGTGTAGAGCCAGGGTTTATGATCTGGCAAGTACAAAACTTACATGTCTATGAAAGGCATTTCGATCTTGTTAAATAAGTGGGACATGCGTTATCTACAGCTCGCTGAGGAAGTGGCTGGTTGGTCTAAAGATCCATCCACTAAAATTGGTGCAATTGCTGTAGGTGCTAAAGGTCAAGTCTTATCGCAAGGTTATAACGGTTTTCCGCGTGGAATTGATGACCACATAGATCTATATAAAGATCGTGAAACAAAATATAAGTATGTCGTCCATGCAGAAATGAACGTCATATATAATGCTACATATCATGGCATATGTCTTGAAGGTAGTACTTTATATGTCACAGGGTTACCCGTTTGTTCTGATTGTGCAAAGGGTATTATTCAAGTCGGCATCTCGAGAGTAGTTATGAAAGAACATTTAACACCACAAAAGTGGGTAGACTCATGGAAGACTACATCTCAGATGTTTGATCAAGTCAATATTAAATGGGAGTTTATCAATGTCAGCAACACAGGAATGGCTTAGAAAAAAATTTCAAGAAGAAGCCAGAACAGCCAGAACTACAGGTGATCTTTATAACGAATATAGCAATTCAAGATTGACTAAGGAAGTAGAAGATCTTAAAGAAAGGTTAAAAAAGGTAGAAACTGACATGGCATATACACAGAAGATTAGATTTGCTCAAAGTCCTGAAGAGCAAAGAATAAATGACATAAGGAATATAGATTGATTCTAGTTATTGGACACAGCCCTTCTTCGAAAGAATACTGTCCGAGGAAGGGCAATCCATCTATCAACCGTCTTAACAGGTGGCTCGATGCATGTGGTGTGGAGATATACAGCTTCAGCAATGCGTGTGCACACCACGCCCCATCTCTTAAAAAGGGTAAGGTTGATGAAACATATATAAAAGAAATAACAAAGTCTTATAATAAAATACTAACATTAGGAAAAGAAGTTTCTAATTATTTCACTAAAATGGGTATCGAGCATTACGCACTCCCACACCCATCTCCGCTTAACCGGCAGTTTAATGATAAAGCGTATGAACCAAAAGTCATAAATAACTTAAATAACTATTTACAAATAGACTCAACTGTGGTATAATATACCTACAATTGAGTAAGGAGCTAAATATGAAGACTATAATCTTACTCGGTCGTGGTACCGAGGGTTGCGGTGTTACACAGTGTGCTATTCAAATGCAAAAAGTTCTCAACGCAACAATACTTTCCGCAAATGACAAGAAGTGGGGTAGAGCTAAAGGCCTCGAAATAGAACAGACAGAAATGAATGTTGGCCAACACTGGGAAGAAATGGCAACAATCATTAACCAATACGATCTTTGCATTGTGTATTCTGTTCCGTCAAAATCTCATCCACAGGATTGTCAAGATAATTTCTTAAAACTTCTCGATAATATTAAAATACGTAAAGCGTTTATAAACGTAGATCATAAGGCTGCGTCCATTGCACGTAATGCTAACCTACCCGAGGTCTGTAAAAAGATGGATGTGATTATGACTCATAGTCTTGAGAATGACTTCTCTCGATTTATGAAGAAAAATAAGATCATGGTGACACTCAAGAAAATGTCACTTGGTTTTGACTATGACGGACACAGAGAAAAATACTGGAAGCCAATTGAAGAACAACAGCATGAAATGGTACGTTGGATTGGCCGCACAGCAATGTGGAAAGGTCCGGCTCTTATGATTGATTGCCATCAGGATGCGCTAATGGATGCTGGCTTTATCACAATACTCGAAGGATTAGAAGCATCAATACAATATCCACTCGTATTATATCGTGACAATAAAGAAGATAATCCAAAGGATCGTCGTAAGGTAGTAAATTATTTCAGGCCTGAGAAGCAGCACGGCGAAACAGGAAAGTTTAAGGATGAAATGCATGGTACCGAACAAGTAAACGAAGGTGCCTATCTCTATCCACAGTATATCAACCATGATTGTATGCAGCGCATGGCGTTGTCTGCATTTGGTTCTGATTTGTATCACCTTAAAGCAGAAACCTATGGAAACAATATTGAGAATTGCCATGCAGAAATAATTGCATGTGGTTCTATTCCAATATTTCATAAACACTTCTGTGATAATGTCATACATAAACTACAGGATAAACCGGTGAGCCTATGTAAAGACACTGGTACAATTGGTCTCGACTATACTAACTTTACAGAATGTCGAGATACTATGATCAAACTAAAAAATGATCCATCTATGAGAGATGATTGGCGTGAAATGGCATTTGAATTTTGGAAGCAACATTCAGACGGTAAAGAAGTTGTTAACGAAATTGTAGAACTTGCCACAAGCGACGAACACCAACCACAAGGACTAGAGGAATTTTTCTAAAATGAAACAGATCTTTATAACCGGCATTGCCGGAATGATTGGCATGCATTGTGCCTTAAAATTTCACGAACTAGGATGGAAGGTATGTGGCATTGACAACTTCAATGATTACTACGATCCTAAACTAAAATTAGACCGCGAAGAAAAACTCAATCAAAAAGGTATTGAAGTTATCACCGGTGATATTCAGCATCCTGATTGTTATAGTGAAGCATTACAATCGTCAGATGCAGTATTACATTTAGCGGCATATGCTAATCCACGGCACTCATACGAGGAGCCACAACATTACATTGATACGAATATTACTGGTACACAACGTATACTTGAACAAGCTGAAATAAACGATACACCGGTTGTATACGCATCGAGTTCATGTGTCATGCATGGCCAACCACTTCCATGGAATGAACATGACTTATCGCACCACCAGAATAATGCGTATGGCTGGTCAAAGCGAGCAAATGAATGCCAGTTCATGTATTCAAGACTCAGCAAAACTGCTGGTCTTCGTTTCTTTACTGTGTATGGTCCGTGGGGTCGACCCGATATGGCACTATTCCTATTTGCTGATGCTATTGTAAAAGGTACACCACTTACATTGTTTAACTATGGAGACATGAAACGTGACTTTACTTATGTCGAAGATATTGTACAAGGTGTAGTTCTCGTAACTGATGATCTTATTGCAAAAGAAGATGATAAATCACATGAGATTTACAATATTGGTTATGGCAATAAAGTAAACCTAATGGACTTTGTTAATCACATTGAAACTAACTTTGGTCGCAAAGGTGTATATGACATGCAACCAGCTCATCCAGCTGATGTACCAGAAACTTGGTCAGATACATCAAAGATAAGAAAGCTTGGTTATGATCCAAAGACACCAATTGGTAGAGGTGTTTATGAATTCGTAGCTTGGTACAAGGATTACTATAATGTCAATTAACATTGCAATTGTAGGACATGGATATGTAGGGAAAGCCGTTGACCACGGCTTCTCCACGAGTCAAGTAACAAAGCATATCGTAGATCCAATTTATGGAACTACGATTGACGATATTCTATGTGATAAATTGGATGCAGCTTTTGTCGCAGTACCAACTCCATTCGGAGCTGATGGTGAGATAGATGCATCAATTGTAGAAGAAGTTGTAAGAGAACTAGGACGTTTCAATTGTCCTATCGTTATTAAGTCTACAACTACACCTGATGTAGTCGATAAACTTTACTTAGAAAACGATAATGTTGTTTTTAATCCTGAGTTCTTAACAGAAAAGAATGCTTTGCATGATTTTATCAATCCGCCTATGCATGTCTTTGGTGGTAAGAGAGCGAATACTAAAGCATTGCTTGAACTATACGAAAATTATTCTCAGTGTACACCTTGTCCATCATACCATATGACTGCCAAGGAAGCAGCTTTCGTGAAGTATGGAATCAATTCTTTCCTTGCTACTAAAGTTCTATGGTTTAATCAATTCAAAGATATAGTTGATGATTATAATAGTAAGTACAATGTGATTGTGAATGCTATTGGTTCAGATCCACGCATTGGTCATAGTCATACTCAAGTACCGGGACCAGATGGCCGTAAAGGTTTTGGTGGAGCATGTTTTCCTAAAGACACCAATGCTTTTTCTACATTTGCGAAGGGTGAGTTTACTGCCTTAGACGAAGTGATTCGAGCTAATAATACATATAGACAAGAATATGAACTTGATGAACGTGAAAAAGAACAGAAAGTAAACTATGACTAATTATGCGAGTATAGTACCACTCATAGGTGGTGAAACAATTGCTATGCAGAATGTATTTGGTTCTCGGCCTGAGTACATTTTGTCTTATGAAGGATTCGAGGCTAATGATAAGCACTTGGTTGAATACTATAAAAATGAAGTTCCTTACCATCTCATTAAAGATGATCAGCTTCCTGATGTTAAGTCTGTTGATGTCATTAACACTGTTTGTCCTTGTGCTGGCTTGTCTAGTCTTAATGTACATAGCTCTTCCGATGCTGCTGCTAATGATTGGATGCGTACTAGCGCAAAGTATGTACTCGGTACTCTCAAACCAAAAGTGTTTTGGGGAGAAAACGCACCAAGACTTGCTAGTAAAATGGGAGAACCTGTTGTCGAAGATCTACGAGAAATTGCAAGAGAAAACGGATATACTTTTTCACTATATAAAACAAAAAGTATACTCCACGGGCTTTCTCAAGTAAGAGAACGTGCATTTTATTTTTTCTGGAAAGGTGAAAAAGTACCCGTTTTCGAATATATAAAACGGAAACACGAAACGATCGAAAGCACAATACGTCTTGTAAAAAACAATGCTGACGATCCGATGAGTGTTCTTACTAACACTAATATACCATCAAATGATCCTTACTATAAGTATGTCCTAGAAGAAATAGAAGGAGGCATAAGCCACTCTCAATTTCAGGACAAAATTAAAAAGAGTTGTGACGTTAAGCATTACATCGAGGATAGTGGCGTAAAGTATAATAAGGTAGCAGACTGGATGGACAGGAATGGATATGAAAAGCAATCCACTCGTTGTCGTACAATGTATGAAAAATTAAAGTCAGGCGGAAACATAATGCGTAGAGGTGTTAATATTCCGAAAGGATATATTGGTGCTTTTGTAGGTTCATATCCTACTTCATTGACTCATCCAGATGAAGATCGTTTCTTAACAATCAGAGAATGTCTGTCAATCATGAAACTACCAGAGGATTTTATTCTCCAAGGTGGAAACAAAAACATAAATCATATATGCCAAAATGTTCCGGTGACTACAGCACAGGACATGGCCGAGCACGTCTTAAAATTCTGTGACGGCAGACTTGATAACCGGTTGGTTGATACAGATTTTCTAGTACAAGATAACAAGACACGTAGTATAGACTACAAAAAAAGTAGTGTACAATTAGATGAATTTATGGTATAATAGTATCATATTGTCAAAGGAGATATATTTTGAGTATTATGGATAAATTGAAGAAGAATAGCAAAGTCAAAGAAACTTCTATTCTTTCTGAATCTAAATTTTTTAATCAAAAAGATTTTGTAACAACACACGTTCCAATGATGAATGTTGCATTGTCTGGTGATATTGATGGTGGATTAATCCCGGGTCTTACTGTACTCGCTGGTCCATCCAAACATTTTAAGACTTCGTTTGGTCTTATCATGGCAAGTGCATATCTTAAGAAATATCCAGACTCAGTATTGCTATTCTATGATTCAGAGTTTGGTTCGCCACAGGCTTACTTCGAACAATTTGATATTGATACAAGTCGTGTATTACATACACCTATTACCAATGTCGAAGAATTGAAGTTTGATTTGATTGGCCAACTAGAAGGATTGGATCGTAATGACAAGGTTGTTGTTATGATTGATTCGGTTGGTAACCTAGCATCAAAGAAAGAAATGGAAGATGCCATTAACGAGAAGTCAGTGGCTGATATGTCTCGTGCAAAAGCACTCAAAGGTTTGTTCCGTATGTCAACACCATACTTGAACATGAAAGATATACCTTTGATTGCAGTTAATCATACGTACATGGAGATTGGTCTATTCCCGAAAGCCGTAGTCTCTGGTGGTACAGGAATCTATTATTCTGCTGACAATATCTGGATATTAGGTCGTCAGCAGGACAAAGTCGGTACGGAAATTAAAGGCTACCACTTTGTTATTAATGTGGAGAAGTCAAGGTATGTCAAAGAAAAGTCTAAAATACCTATTAGCGTGTCTTGGGATGGCGGGGTTCAGTCTCATAGCGGCTTACTCGACGTCGCTCTTACTGGCAATTACGTTGCTAAGCCTAGTAACGGTTGGTACTGTCGTGTTGATCGAGATACTGGAGAACTCATGGACCCCAAGGTCAGAGAAAAAGACACACTGGATCCCGGATTCTGGCAACCAATCTTCGCCGAAACCGATTTCAAGAGTTACGTTAAATCCAAATTCAGCATCGGTGGACCAACTGCTGGAGAGGAAGAACCACAAGATGCAGCATAAGGAAAATGTAACTTATCAATTAGTTCCCGGTAGTGATGGTGACCAACATTGGTTAGTACGTTTTATGGAAGGACCATATACTGAAACAGTTATTCAGTATGGTGCTATATCGATTAATGAAACCGGTGCCGGTGTTATGAACTTCAACTTCTTTGTTGAGTCATCACCGGATTCTGAACTTACTTCTGAAGATGTTGGTTTACAAGAATGGGCTGGTGATGTTTTACAAGAAATTCTTCGTCAAGGTGTCGAAGAAGGTAGTGTAGATTTAAGTGATAAAGAGGAATAATGCAAGCAAATCTTGAACAGACGATATTAAGAAACCTGCTAACTGATGAAAAGTATATGCGCAAAGTATTACCTTTTATCAAGCCAGATTATTTCCAAGGTGTCTATCGTATATTATTTAAGGAAGCCGGTAAGTTTGTTGGAAAATATAATAAACTTCCTAGTGCCGAAACATTTAAGATTGAGTTGGATCAATCTGAAATGCTCGGTGGAGAACAATATAGTGTTGCCGTAGATATACTGCCACAATTGTTTTCAAAAGAAAAGATTGACGATACATGGCTGATTGATACTACAGAAAAGTGGTGCCAAGATCGTGCGATCTATAATGCTGTTATGGAATCAATCTCTATCATCGATGGTAAACATGAATCATTAACTAAAGGTGCTTTACCCGATCTATTATCAAAAGCACTTGGTGTGGCATTCGATACAAACGTAGGTCACGATTATATCGAGAATGCAGATGATCGTTTCGAGTTCTACCATAAAGAAGAAAATCGTATTCCATTCGATCTCGAATATTTCAACAAGATTACTAAAGGTGGTGTTCCAAACAAGAGTTTGAATATTTGCCTTGCGGGTACTGGTGTAGGTAAGTCATTATATATGTGTCACCTTGCCTCGGCTAACCTTGCTGCTGGTTCTAATGTTTTGTATATCACAATGGAAATGGCAGAAGAAAGAATTGCAGAACGTATTGATGCTAACTTATTGAATGTACCTATTGACCAACTCGAAAATTTGTCGAAGGATATGTTCTCAACTAAAGTTGCAGATCTGCAACGTAAAACAAATGGTAAGCTTATTGTAAAGGAATATCCTACTGGCTCTGCACATTCCGGTCACTTCCGTGGTTTACTCAATGAATTGAAACTAAAAAAGCAGTTTGTTCCTGACATAATATATATTGATTACTTAAACATTTGCGCATCATCTCGTATGAAAGCAATGGGAGGATCAATTAATTCCTACACGTATATTAAAGCAATTGCAGAGGAACTTAGAGGATTGGCAGTTGAATTCAACCTACCAATATTCTCAGCGACGCAAACGACTAGGTCAGGTTTTAGCAATTCGGATGTTGGTCTGGAAGATACATCTGAGTCTTTCGGTTTACCAGCTACGGCGGATCTTATGTTCGCCCTTATCTCTACCGAAGAGCTTGAAAACCTGGGTCAGCTCATGGTTAAACAATTAAAAAACAGATACAACGATCCCACACAATATAAACGGTTTGTTCTTGGGGTTGATAGAGCTAAGATGAGACTCTATGATGTTGATGAATCGGAACAAACGCTAACACCAGATCAAGATACTCCAGTGTTCGATAGGTCTATCAGTGGAGAAAAAATCAGATCTGAAAAGTTCGAGGATTTCAAGTTATGATTTATAAAGGACCGGAATTAAGTACCTATTGGGGAAGTGATGAGTATGCTGATAGACGTGCAGAAGTACTGCATGATGAAGAAGCTGGTTTCTACGTTGAAATGTATTATAAAGATGAGCTCATAGAAACAAGACCACTATATGAACATAGTGAAAGATATGCTGAAGACTGTGCAGAAAATTACGTAATGGGAATACCAAAGTAATGCAAGTATTGTGGCACTTAATGTTAACTGTTTGTATGGATGGAACCTGTGCTAAGCAGGAAGTACAAAGATTTGATCCACCAAATGCTAAAGTAAAATGTGAAGTAATGTTGCCAATATATAAAGAAGTTCCTCTAGATAGTGAAGGTGGAACAGTTGAGTATATTTGCAAGCCATTAGGAAGTGTAGGTACATAATGCAAACAAGACTAATCAGTTATAGTAAACCACCGGAGGAACTCTATGTCGGTAACGATCTCCAAGAACTTATTGCGTACGCAGCCCGTGTCTCGAATCCCTCGAACCAAGATAACACCGAAACCTCGGAAAAATTATTACGA